CTCAGGGGAGCTTGATCCTCATAATGTTTATGAGACTCGAGCAAAAGCGCGTGCAACTCAGAAGTTCAATGGCCTAGAGCGATTTGCATATATGGTCTTCGGACCCTCATTTATAGGTTCTTTGGCATTTGCCTTGAACCCGTACGTGGGATACGAATTCCCTACAATGCGCATCACTCCAACGAACCGTACGCGGAAAGTTTCTCAACTGCCGAAAATGATTCGTAATTATTCCAATTACGAAGATCTCATTTTCTGCGAGAACTCTCCTGATCTAACAACGCCCAATCTTTTCGATCGGACGGCTGTTAGTTGCGCACGCACTACAACGCCCAAAGGGGGTACTGTTCTAGCTGAACAGGATCCTTATATGGGGTTCGTTGCAGATACTACTGTCAGAACAAGACCGTTAAACAGTAAGGGTGGCGAATTTGAATTATTCGTTCCATCCATGACATCGACATCCAGATCTTCATCTGGGACGGTGTTTAACCGTTTATACGTGTTTCCTAATGGGCCCTCGAACGAAGTTCAAGTGACCCATTATAAACAACGTCTTCGTTCTGACTTTGTAGGTCCGTTGATTCGTGCCTCTTCATCTAGCATCGACTCTCATCTTACTAATGAAAGGAGTTCTTTCCTTGTAAAAGTCGGAAAGAACGCTTTGGGTATGTTGGCTGATTCTTTGCCAACATCTCGAACCTTCTCACTAGCTAGGAGCGTCGGTGAGCTTAAGGATCTTCCTATGTTGTTGAGGAATTCCCTTAGGCTTGTCATCGATTCCCATGAACTTTTGGGCTTTAAGGGGGGAGGACGTCAACGCCTCTTTAACTTAAAGGACCAAGGGAGCCAATACTTGAACTTCAAGTTTGGGTGGGAACCTTTGATTAAAGATATAAGAGACATGTTGGCAATCCCAGAACAGATCTCTAAGGAAGTTAATCGCCTTATAGATCGGAAGGGATTACCAACGGTTTTTCGATCCTCTAGATCGGGGGTCGAACAACTGACTGACCATCCATTCTTCGGCCAGGCTAATCAGTCTGAGTACGAAATATATCGTAACCATTCTTTCAATGGTAAACGAACGTGGAAGCTTAGAACAGCTTGCACGTATACGATACGTTTCCCTCAGATTGATATCCCTATTCTGCGCCAAGAACTTCTTGACGTAAAGTGGGGTTCTAATCCCAGTCCGCAAGACGTGTACAATCTCGTCCCGTGGACATGGTTAGTTGATTGGTTTTCCGGGTTAGGCCAATATGTTGATTTGATGAACACATTGGCCACCGATAAAAGCCTTTTCAACTTTGGCTATCTCACCTATGTTTCAAAAGGTGAGTACCGATTAGACACCGAGCTGGAGAGATACAACAAGACTAGCATGAGTACTATTGGTCCGGATAGTTACCACGAGGTTATTGCCCCGGGTATCTATACGATTAACCAAACGTATTCATATCGATATCAAAAACGTATCGATATCTCTAGTCTTAGTGGAGTGAAAGTCCTGTCGCGCCCCTCATCTTTGAGGGCCGATCAAACTGCCATCTTGGGCGCCCTTCTCGCGAAGTTCGCCTCTAGTTAAGAACGCAGTGATGCGTGCTTAACCAACCTCAGGAGTTGTTATGTTAGTCGATCCTATTGCAGTAGCAGCCGCGGCACCAACCCCCGCTCTTAACTTTTACATCATTAAGAGCGATGGATTTGGTTCCATTCGTCGACATGATGGCACAGATCGTTACGATCTGATCAACAACCATGGTCAGGGGAAGACAGGCGACCGTCACTATATGCAAATAAAGTTGACGGTCGATGCTGTCTCTCCTTACACGGGACTGACGTCGAAGCAAACTATGTCGGCGTCTTTGTCGATCAGTGTACCGCCTTTCGGTTTCACCGCCGCCGCACAAGTGGCGTTGGTGAAAGCGTTGACGGATACGTTGGCTGATGCTGACGTCACTTCAACGAAACTCCTGAACTTCCAGTCTTGAAAAATCTGGAATATTCAGACATTTTTTCGAGTTTCACGCGAACCATGGAGATTTTCGTGGTCCTTCGTAAGCTGTTTCTCCGCATTGCCGCAATTCTTATTGCCGCAGTCGGAACAACGCTTGTTGTAGTGAGCGACGAACTTCGCAATACTGTTTGTGAAAAACTACAACTCGACTGCGCTGTGGAAAATCCGACTACGGGAAAGACACCGTAGTCGTCTTTCCACATCCACGCTTTCGAGCTTTTCACTCAGTATTACATCGTTCGTAGGATCGATGAGCATGACTCGGAATACTTAACCTCAAGGAGGTAGGTATGAAAAGTCCGCTCATTGTGAGACTCCTTCAAGCCTTGCTATATGATATAGCAAGGCTCGAGCCAGACGTGAAAGGACTAGATAGAGACTATGTCACTATCCAGGCACGCTTCGAACACGAGGGCGTTGGGTTTTTATCCGTCGCCCTTTCGTCTCTTTGCGATTCCGTTGACTACGGTCTTGCAAAGGGACGTTTTACCTGCCCGAGTGGCTTTAAGAAAAGCCGCTCTGGAGCTCTCCCGAGATTGTTTTCGGGTTTGCTGTGTAAAGTGTTCGACTCTAGAACCGGATCGCTTAAAGAACGTCCATGTGTACGGACGGTTAAGAACCTTCGTCAGGTTCTTAGATTCTTTAAGAAGTTCGTTCCCGACACATCCAGAGAAGAATCTCTGCATGATGACGCAGTACGAACTTTTTGGGAGTCAGAATCAAGATGCAGCAAATCTTTCGATTTACTGCATTCAGATCTGCTCTCACGTGTCGCGGGATATTGCCTCCCTGGTCTTAGTAATTTCAGGCCAGAAGAGATTATCCCAAGACATGGTCCGGGTGCCGTTCGTGAGAGATTGGCTCCTAACCAGAAGTGGTCGGAAGCCTTTCGGTCAGTTAGATCTGACTCAGATTATGACCGATATGCCCTGGACCTTTTCAGCTGTGCTAACCGCACAGCCGAAGAGCTCCTCTTGGACTACGCTGGTGGCTCTGCCACTAGAATGTTCAAGATCGGGCATCGGTCTTTTCTCTCTCATGGACTGTCTCCTCGAGGATGCGCTAGGCTTGTCTCGGTACCGAAGAATTCTTCGGCACGCAGGACAATAACAGTTGAGCCTCTGTTGAACATGTTTATTCAACAAGGGCTTAATACAGAGTTACGTTCTCACATTGAGAAGTGCTCTGTATTATCCAATTGTCTAGCGCTTACCGACCAAAGCTATAACCAATACTTAGCTTTGGAAGGCTCTCGTACCGGCGGGTGGGCAACACTTGATCTTTCTGCTGCTTCTTACTTGCTTAGCAATGAACTTGTTAAGCTCGTTTTTAGCCGCCATACAGAGTTTTACCTCTGCATGGATCAGTGTCGAACAGAATTCGTCGAGGATAACAAGATCCCTCGACGCGTTCTCAAGTTTGCCGGTATGGGTAACGCCCTAACATTTCCAGTACAGAGTTGCGTATTCGCCTTGTTAGCGATATGCGCAATACTCTATCAGGAGGGGTATTCTGCCCCCTCTGCCTGGGACGTTAGGCGTACCTCGAGGGTAGTTAGAGTGTACGGTGATGATATTATCGTACCCTCTCGCTACTCACGTTCGGTGATGCGATGGATCGAATCTTTTGGTCTTAAAGTCAACCAAAAGAAGTCTTTCGTGGAGGGAAACTTCCGCGAAAGCTGTGGTCTTGATAGTTTTATGGGGGTCGACGTGACTCCCATTTACTATCGAGTCGATCCATCAGAATCTCCTGCAGACGCCGAAGTGCTTGGTTCATGGGTTAGCACTGCAAACCAACTTTGGGATGTAGCACTATACTCATGTTCTGACACTCTCAGAGAAGCTGTAGAAGCGGTCTTAGGACCACTTCCAATGGTTTCCCGCGAGAGTGGTGCACTAGGTTGGTTCACTCGAATTGGAGCATCTTCGTTCCAGCGATGGAACAAACACCTTCAATTCCTTGAAGTTCAAGCTCCAGTAGTGGTCCCTTCTAAACAATTGGACCGTCTGGACGGTGAACCTGCTCTTTTCAAATTCTTCTTGACCCCTCTAATACAAAGGGGTCCTGATCATTTGAAAAGGTCTGCTAAGCGATTTTCTACTAAAATCGCGAGGAGATGGATGCCGGCTCACGCCGGGTCTTCTTATCTCGATCCCATTGTTGCTCTTGAAGCAAAAATGAGAAAAGATCAGTTCAAGGGATCAAACCCTTTTGCTAATCTTCGAGAGAAG